CTCCATCTATTCCACCTAATGCAAATATAATTCCTGAACTAAGCCCTACTAGCAAACTTTGCATACATCCAATCAAATTATCAAGTAAATTTTTAATTTAAGCCACCCCCTAATTTTTACTGGATTGTTATATAATTTATCAATTTTTCTAATAGATCATAAATCCAAGAATCAATTTTTATATAATTTGGAAATAACGAGTTTAAAATACACACTATTAAAACTATAATAGTCATTATTGAAATTGTTTTAGAGAACATTGTTATCTTTTGATTTTTGTTTTCCTCTTTAGATTTAAATAGTCCTAATAACTTATCTATTGCTGCAACTATTACTGTTGATTTCATTTAATAGCCCTCCCTTACTTTATTCCTCCATCTATTCCACCTAATGCAAATATAATTCCTGAACTAAGCCCTACTAGCAAACTTTGCATACATCCAATCAAATTATCAAGTAAATTTTTAATTTAAGCCACCCCCTAATTTTTACTGGATTGTTATATAATTTATCAATTTTTCTAATAGATCATAAATCCAAGAATCAATTTTTATATAATTTGGAAATAACGAGTTTAAAATACACACTATTAAAACTATAATAGTCATTATTGAAATTGTTTTAGAGAACATTGTTATCTTTTGATTTTTGTTTTCCTCTTTAGATTTAAATAGTCCTAATAACTTATCTATTGCTGCAACTATTACTGTTGATTTCATTTAATAGCCCTCCCTTACTTTATTCCTCCATCTCCAGGTTCTTTTACGCTAATGTGATAAGGATCATTAAAAGATTTAAAATCCCAACCCCAATTTATAATATCTTGCCAACCATAATGTTTAGCTATCTCTTTCATATCTTTTATAATATCCTCATAGTAAGCTCTTTCCCAAATATCTTTGCCATCTTTATAAGCTACAATATCAATTGCATTAGATTCCATTATATCCGTTTTAAAGCCACCTTGTGTGGTTAGTTCTTCTTTATTTAATAAATGTTTACTTTTAGTCACCTGGCTTTTACCAGTTTTAAGCATATGAGCTTGTTCTTCAGGGGTTCTAGCTCCATAAGTAATTCCGATGTCTTTTTTTCCCATACACATATAAGTAGTTGCTAGAATTATTAATCTAGCATCTACCCCTTTCATTCTTGATATTGATGTTTTACCAAATCTATATTTTAACTCCATATCAATTCTCTCCTTTTAATTATAAATATATCCATTACATTTTTTAACTTCTTTGCAATTTTCACAAGGTTCATCTTTTAATTTAAATCCAATTAAGACTCCAATTACTAAAGCTAATAGATATCCCATATTATTTCTCTATCAATCTATTCAATTGTTTTTCTAGCTCAGATATTTCAATATCAATATCTGTTGAATCCCATTCTTTATTTGTGTATATCAATTTTTTATTTTCTAATTCTATTATTTTATCTTGTAGCTCTTGTTTTAAAACCATTGTTTTTTCTGTGTCTATAACCCACTCTTCATTTTCCCACTTATAAATTTTTCCATCATTTGGATATTCTTTAGATAATATTTTTTTTGTTTCATGATTTAAATATTCTCCTGGGAATAACTCTCTTTTTTCTGCGACTACCATTTCATAATCTGATAAAGTTTTAATTGCTCCATTCTCAATAACTTCATTATCTTCTAAATGTATAATTCCATTTATCTTTTTTTCATCTATTGTCATTTCTACAATTTCTTCTCCTATCAATTTAAAGCCTTCTGGAACTATATAATCACCTCTTTCTACTAATTCTGTTAATTTTGCTGCTCTTATATTTTGTAAGTTTTCATCCCAAGTAATAAAATGAGGTACTTCTTCTCCTTCAAAAGTTATAAACTCTTCATTTTCAATAACAGCATGACATAAAACTTTATTTTCCATAGCTAATTTTTTATTTAATATATATTTTTTCATAAATCTACCCTCCAATTATTTTAAACTGTTCTTTTCCATCTATATGCTACTACATAAGGTTGCAAGTTGTTGTGAGGAGCACCTTGTCCTGAACTAGAAGTTGTATAACTTCCACCATGGTTAACATTTGATAGAGGAATCTGTGACCCTCCTCCTACAAAGCTAGTAGAAGCTTGTCCAGTTTTATGTGTATGCGGACCATTCTGAGCTTCTGTAAGTGCTTCTGTTTTTGTTCCACCAGTCTTACCAACTGAGTTAAATTCATTTTCAGATTCACTTAAACCTACAATTACTTTTCCGTTCCCATATCTTTCCCATTGTGTTCCAGGCCAAGTTGTTGCGGGATGTTCTGCGTTTTCTGTATCAATAATATCTCCTACTCTATGTGGGCAATATGTATTTATATTTCCTGTATGGTAAACTAAATTTTTTTCAACGTATAAATTTTTCTTTGCTTCAACTCTATCATTTTTTAGAGTAAGGCTATTTGCGTAATCGTAACTATGTATTGCTATCCCAGTTGAACTTTTTCCTATGAAAAAACTACTCGAACCATCTGGATTTTGTCCTAATATATAATTTGATTTTTCATTTGTTGTAGCTTTTAAACGTATTTGAGCTTCAGCTGAACTATTTATAGTTAATATACCATTTATGGTATCTCCAGTTTTACTGACAGCGCCTATTTCAGTAGATGTTGGTTTTTTACCTTCGTGATATATATAATGTCCACTTGAATTTACATCTGCAGTAGTACCAAATTTCAACTCACCATTTGATATTCCAAGATATCTAGTAAAGTCTTTTTGCTCAAATGCTATTGACAAATTGGTAGATTGTGCAGATCTTCTTATAGTTAACGGACTAGCAGTATCTGTTTTGGGAGCTATTACTAAGCTTCCTTGCATTGAATCACCAGCTTTATTAACAGCGCCTATTTCAGCAAGAGTCCATGCTAAATTAGTTGAAAAATCTGTTGATTTAGCCGAGTTTCCTATAGTTACACTTCTTGCTGTTGTTAGTCTTGCTGCTGAACGAACACTTTTATTGGCATCAGGAGTGTTATCAACATTTGTTAATTCAAGAAAAGTTTTTACTTGAGTTTTATTATATACATAACTTTGTATGGAATCTCCTGAAGCGCCCCATATATGCGTTAATGGTTGAGTTCCAAAACTCCAGTTAAAAGCTATGTTTTTAACAAGTCCTAATCCAACATCATCCTTAGTAGGTTTATTTCCTTCATGATATGCTTTATGGGTTCCTGTTTCTCCTAAAAATATCTCTCCATTATATGTTAGAGTTCCATCATGTTTCATTCTTAAAGCTGTTGCTGCTGCATCGTTTACAATTTGAAGTACTCCTTCAGTTGAAGAACTATATCCAATATGTCCTAGAACATTATTTCGAGTATCTCTTAATCTTAAAATAGGCCTTTCCATTTGAATGTTTAAAGCGCCAATCATAGTATCACCAGCTTTGTTAATAGCGCCTATTTCAGCAAGAGACCATGCTAAATTAGTTGAAAAATCTGCTGATTTAGCTGAGTTTCCTATAGTTATACTTCTTGCTGTTGTTAGTCTTGTTGCTGAACGAACACTTTTATTGGCATCAGGAGTGTTATCAACATTTGATAACCCAACATCAGACTTTAAAGGTTTTCGACCTGTGTGATATACATAATTTACACCAAGCTTTATATCATCAAATAAAGTATGCCAAATTCTTCCTCTAAGATATGTTTTTAACGTTGTATCGTTATCATAATCTCCAAATGATAAATATTTGTCAACGGTTAAATTATTTGCGATACCATTTTCTGCACGAACCCTAATATTTGCATTATCATTTGCAGTTTTTACTGCCCCAGCAGTAGCATATAATTCATTCGATGCTTCTGTAACGGAAGAAGAGCTCCCCCAGTTAAATAAATTATTTAGCCCAACATCATCCTTAGTAGGTTTATTTCCTTCATGGTATGCTTTATGGATTCCTGTTTCTCCTAAAAATATCTCTCCATTATATGTTAGAGTTCCATCATGTTTCATTCTTAAAGCTGTTGCTGCTGCATCGTTTACAATTTGAAGTACTCCTTCAGTTGAAGAACTATATCCAATATGTCCTAGAACATTATTTCGAGTATCTCTTAATCTTAAAATAGGCCTTTCCATTTGAATGTTTAAAGCGCCAATCATAGTATCACCAGCTTTGTTAATAGCGCCTATTTCAGCAAGAGACCATGCTAAATTAGTTGAAAAATCTGCTGATTTAGCTGAGTTTCCTATAGTTATACTTCTTGCTGTTGTTAGTCTTGTTGCTGAACGAACACTTTTATTGGCATCAGGAGTGTTATCAACATTTGTTAATTCAAGAAAAGTTTTTACTTGAGCTTTATTATATACATAACTTTGTGAGGAATCTCCTGAAGCTCCCCACATATGTGTTAGTGGTTGAGTTCCCCAATTCCAATTAAAAGCTATATTTTTAACAAGTCCCAGTCCAACATCATCTTTTGTAGGCTTATTCCCTTCATGATATATAAAATATCCAGTTGAATTTATATTTGCATCAGGGCCAAATTTTAATTCACCATTTGATATTCCAAGATGTCTAGTAAAGTCTTTTTGCTCAAATGTTATTGATAAATTGATAGATTGTGCAGATCTTCTTATAGTTAACGGACTAGCAGTATCTGTTTTGGGAGTTATTACTAAGCTTCCTTGCATTGAATCGCCAGCTTTATTAATCTTTGATTTGTCTATATTAAAAGCTCCTCTAGCTGTAATAAGCTTCATACTATCGTTTTCTGGTGTATCTGTTTTCTCTAAATTAAATCCACTTTTCTTTGTAATTTTATCTTCTTTTTTATTCAATCCTTCTTCTAAATCATAAATAGTTGCATAAACGACACTTCTATCTATAACAGCAGTTACTTGAGTATTTGTTGAAACACCTACATAAATATCTCTAACCCTTTCTACTATGTTTCCAGAGCTTCCTGGAGGAAAACTCTCTCCTTCTCCATCGTTGACATAACCGAATAAAACTTCACTCTTTCCTTCTACAACTGCAAATACTCCAATCTCTTTTAATACTACTTGTAAAGGAAAATCTGCATTGGTAAAACTAGATCTAATTCTAACTATCCCTGCATTATTTCTAGCTATTGATGTTATTGGTATTTGTTTATAAAAAGAAAGTACATCTGTTAACTTTTTAGCCTCATCAAAGGTATTTACATCACCTTTTCCCAACTTTACTTTTGTAAAATTGACTTGTTTATTGTTAGCTAGAGCATAAGAGAGTAGCTCTTGCCCTGCATTTGTTATAATTGCTCCATCTGTTCTCATGTATCCCCTTCCTTATATAGGATTGTACCTATCAATTTTTCTACCACTATCATGTATTAATCCATAGTAATTAATAATAGAATTATCTCCTTTTATGAATATAAGATTTTCTAAGTGTTGACTTGTTCTTTTAACAGAATCAATCATCCTTGTTATCCTACCACTTTGAGAATAATCAATATTAGCGTCTGATATTTCGACTTTAAATTTCCCAGGATCTCCGCCATACTCAAACCACTCTTTTACCTCACACTCCTGGAAGAATGTATCTAAAATTGTTTTTATTGGATATAGAGTTCCTTTCTTCATATGTGATAATAGAGAAGTTTTTATTAAACTTCTTTTCTCTTTTAATAAAGCTGAATAATCATAAAAATCAACATGTAATTCATAAGCTAATAAATCTACTATTTCCTCTTTTAAATTATCAATATTATCCAGGAATATTAAAATTTCAATTTCATCTAAAATCAATACTTTTATGGCTTCATTCACTACATCATAGAATAAAACATCATCCTTATTTCTTAATTTTGAAGCGGGAGCTAAGTCTTTTAAATGGACTTCATAAATATCTTTCATTACTCCATACCTCCTGAAACTATATTAATACTGTTACATTTCCCTATCTGAATATCTGAAATAGAAATATTGGATGGTTGATTTATTACAATTCTTTTAGCTCCAGAGTTTTTACAAATTGTAATTATTTCTTGTTGGTCTATATCCTCTCCTAGCTTAGAGCAAACCTCATGTATATAATTAGAAATATTAGCTTTTATTGCCTTGTCAATGAGCAAAGCCTTCCCTTCATCTCTTGAATGGATATAGTAAGTTATATCTACTGTAAAATTAACTTTCCCTGGATTTTTAATTTCAACTTTATCTCCCATAGGCCTTTTATCAACAAGGTCTTTTAACACTTGTTGTTTTATTTCTTCTGGAATATCTTCTCCTAAAGCTCCTGTTATATATATATCAATATAGCAAGGTGTTGGAGATATAACTTTAACATCTTTTATCAAACTAGATGATTTTCTTACCCAAAATTCATATGCTCCTTCTGGGCCTGCTGTAGAGAAACTCTCTGGAACTTCTCGTAATCTCTCTCTATAAGATTCATCCTCTTCAGTATCAACGCCACCACTTACTTTAGTTATATTTGAGCATGATTCATAAAAATCAAACATATCAATAATATCTTTTATTTCTCCAATATCATATTCAGGAACAAAGCCAGGAACATTACATTCAACAATAATATCAGTATATGTTTCCCCTCTCTTTATTATTCCCTCTCCAACATTTAAGAAAACATAAGTATCTTTTATAAATCTTGTTCCTTTTGGAATAACAATATCTCTATTTTGAATGGCTTGAATATTACACCTAATAGTTGTTCTAGCGATTCCTTGAGGTATTCTGTCTCCTACAGTTCCATAAAGTTCCCCTTTTAAATCTAATCTAACTCCTGTTGCATATCTTAAGAAATTTTGTTTTACAGCTTCATTCATACTAGCTCTTACTTGTGATATATAATAAGAAATAACATCGTAATCTATTCTTCTAGGGTCAGCAGCAGGAAGATTTATTCCTGTTTTATCTTTATATATTTTTAAAATTGTATTTAATGCTTCTTGTGGATCCGAAGTTATAAAAATAATATCATCTAAGTTATTCATCTTTCACCCCTACAGTAACAAGTATTTCTATTTGGCCATCTTTCTGAGTTGTATCTATCCCTAATACAGTTGCTCTAGGAACAAATTTTTTAAATTGCTGTTGAATATCAACTTTTAATCCTGGTATTAATAAATTTGATGGCTTATCAACAGCCTTTGGATCCATTCCTAAATCTCTTTCAAGAGGTACTGTTCCTCTTATGGTAGATAAAATTAATCTACACTGCTGTAAAACTCCATCAACTGAGTTAGGGTCTATGGAATAATCATACTCGTAGGTTTTATTTGAAATTGTTTCTACTACCATAGCCTTTTATTTACCTCCTTTAATACAGTTTTATTTACCTCTCTTATTATTTTATTGTCTGTACTATATGTATCATTTTGTTTTAATATTTTAGGTGAAATTGTATTACCTCTTTGGATATTTGCTATATACTCCTCAAAAGTAAGTTTTACAGTGGTTATTGTAGAAGTTCCATAACTGTCTGTTTGTCCTATCTCTTCCTCTACAGCTAACAAGATAAAATCATTATCTGCTAGAGATTCTCCTCCCACTAAAAGAGGATGAGTTTCTTCTCCCTCAACCATTCTTTCCAGTTTTTTTAATACTGTTTGAATATCTATATAGTCATATACTAATTTAACTGACATAGAAACTGTTCTTAAATTTCTTTTTTTAAACTCTGTTAAATCTGGAGAGTTTATACCTTCATGCTTATATGTCTCTTTCCCTTTAGTTTTGCTTATAGTTCCAGTTGGAGTAAGCATATAATTATCATTCACCCTAAAACTTATATCTCCAAATACCCCTATTTTCCCTAAGTTATCAAAGATAGAGTAATTGGAAGCTAAATTTTCATAGATTATTCTTTTTCCCTGGTTAATTAAATCACTCTTATAACTCAAAGTACTCTACCTCCATCAGTCTTAGTTGTTCCTTGTGTAGTCGTATCTCCTCCTACATCTAAATTTTCTTTTACTTTAATACTGTTAGCTGTTACCTTTCCATTTAATTTTATATTTTCAGAATTAAAATTAACTTCGGTTGAATTTACATTAACAATTGGTACATTAACATTTAAGGTTTTAACTATATCTAGATTTAATATTCCTGTGCTTTTATCAATTTCTATTTTAGCTCCTCCAGGATATTCTAAAATCCTTTTATCTTTTGTCGCTCCATCAGGAGTTTTAAATTTCTCAGAAAAGAAAGTACCTAATATGAATCCTCTCTCTAGACTGTTTTCCATAAATAGGCAAACAACCATAGTTCCTGGAAGAAAAACTTTAAAATCTTTATCTTCATTAGCGAGTGGAACTAGAACCAATAAATCTCCAGTAGTTTTTCCATCTAGCTCTGGAAGCTTAACCTTAGCAGTAGATTTAACAGGATTTATCGTTACAATCTCTCCAAACTCTATTCTAGCTATTGCTATTATTCTCACTTCCTTCCTTATCATATTCAATTAAATAAGCCTCTACATCTGCTCTAAATGGAGCTAGTGTCCTCGTTATCTTTTCAGCCATGTATTTACCATTAAATATTCCTGCATTAATCAATTTAAATGGTGTTCCCGAGGTTAGTTTTAAATCTCCTATTATTGAGAATGTAAACTCTACTTCTCCTCTGTTAGCTTGTTTTAATTTTTTCATAGCTAATTTCTTTATATTCCCAGATGAACTTCTCTTGTTTATTTTAAGAATTTTTTCGTCTTCCTCATTAGTTTCGGTAGTTTTTCCATCTGCTGTGTATGTTTCAGTTTCTTTTAAACAAGAAGTTAAATTTAGATATGTAACTTGGCATTTATCATAAACATCTTTTGTTCTCTCTCTGAAATTCCAATCATCTGAAATCTCTTGAGATAATAAATTTATAATTCTAGTAGCTTCTTTCTTTTCTAGAATTTCTCTATCTAGTAGCACTATTTTATTGAAGGTTACTTTTAAACTTATTCCTTCATCCTCTGCTATTCTATTTAAAAAGCTTAAATCAGTTTCTTTATCTTGGTCTAATGAAGTAAATTTTATTTCTTCATTTACCAGGTATTGAAAGTTTAATTTATGCTTTTTGGCTATTTCTTCTCCTAATATCTTTAATGTTGTATTCTCCCAATGCTTACTATTTTTTTGATCTAAAACATTTGATATTGGAGCTGATACACCTTTGATTGAAATAGAATTAACATCAAAGTTTCTATCATCTATAAAAAAGCTTCCACAAGGTAGCTGTATTTTCTCTTCTAACTGGGTTTCCCAGTTTTCTGTAATCAAGGTAACATCTAGCCTCGCTTTCTTTTTTAAAGCCCAACCAGGCTTTAAAAACAACATATTCTTACTTCTTAATCTAATATCAATATCATCAAGTTGGCCACTTAAACTATCTGTTATAGTTAAGGCATTTAAGTATTGCTCTAAATCTAATGAAATCTCTTTTTCATTATAGATAATTCCTGCATAAGCTTTTCTTATTCTACCCATGGTGGTAACCCTCCAGTTGTTTTGGCTTCAACTTCAGGGCATTTTAATAAAACACCTGCTGGAAATATCATTATTCTAATAAATCCTTTATTTGCATTTCTTAGTTGTTCAGTCATTTCAACTGTTCCATATACTTTATGAGAGACAAAATCCCAGGTATCACCTGAGATTGTCTCATAAACTTTAGAAACTTTAGAATTGAGTTCTTGCATGTTTTATTCCCAACTCCTTTAATATTTTTTCAATTTCTTTTGCTGCTATTTTTGGCTGTTCTTTTATTTGTTCAAGTGTTTCTTGTGAAATATTCCCATGGATAGTAATAGGCATGTCTATTTTTATTGTAATTCCACCTTGCTGAACATTTTGATTATTTTTATTAAACTCACTTTGTGCTAATTTAAATTTTGATAATAATGAATTATCAGATTGATTACTGCTTTCTTCAAAAATATTTTCATCTATAAATAATTCATTCTCTAACTTAGAACTTCTAAACTTTTCAATAATTTTATTTAGATCAATATTATCTTTTTCAGTTTCATTAAATACTATTGTATTCTCTATATTAGGTAGTTTTAAATTTTTTAATTCATCATTATTTATAATTGGTTTTAAGTTTAAAGTAATATTATTGATAACTTCATTTTCATTATCAATATCCGATTTATTTAAATTTGGTATTTTTTCAATAATTTTATTTAGATCAATATTATCTTTTTCAGTTTCATTAAATACTATTGTATTCTCTATATTAGGTAGTTTTAAATTTTTTAATTCATCATTATTTATAATTGGTTTTAAGTTTAAAGTAATATTATTGATAACTTCATTTTCATTATCAATATCCGATTTATTTAAATTTGGTATTTTTTCAATAATTTTATTTAGATCAATATTATCTTTTTCAGTTTCATTAAATACTATTGTATTCTCTATATTAGGTAGTTTTAAATTTTTTAATTCATCATTATTTATAATTGGTTTTAAGTTTAAAGTAATATTATTGATAATTTCATTTTCATTATCAATATCCGATTTATTTAAATTCGGTATTTTTTCAATAATTTTATTTAGATTTACTCTATTGTTTTGTAATCTACTCTTATTTTCATCAGCAGTAAGAACCCTTTCGCCTTTGTGTAGCTCTGCTATATAGCCATCATATGGAACGTAGTCCAATCCGTTTTTATGGCTTCCATCTGGTTTAAACTTGCTTATAATAGTTCTTATAATAGGAATATTTACAACCTTATCTCCTAGCTTAGTAAAACTATTAACTATTCCATTTAATTTTTCTTGTAGTGTATCAACAAATCCAAAGAATCCATTTTTTAAGTTTTCAACAATTCCTAACGAACTATCCCAATTTTCATAGAAAGATTTAGCTAAATCTACAAGTGTACTTATAGGATTTATAAAATCTAAAATCATAATAGATGTTCCAAACCATTGCTCACAAGCTTCCCAAATAGCTTTTATATTCTCCCAAATCTCCACTAATACAGGTTTAACCTTATCCCAATTCTTATACATTAAATACCCAACTAATGCTATTGCAGCTCCTATCCATACAATAGGGCCACCTAATCCTAGTAAGGTTGCTTTTAAACTTGCAAATATTCCACCAGCTAATTTAATAGTAGCAATATAGCCTTTTAATTTAAGTAAAAGTTTTAGTACTCCTGCTATAGCTCCATCAACCATCATAAAAGCTCCAACAAAAACAAGGATATTATCTATTCCAATCTTATCTGCAATAGACCAAAGCATTTTGAATACTGGTGCTAAAGCTACTATAGTTTTACTAACTATTTTTGTTACTTTCACCAGGACATCTGCTAACTTGTCCATGAAACTTTTGAAACTTTCCATCAAGGTTTTATCTGGAACCATTTCTCTGAAGAGTTTTTTAAGTGGTTCTATTGCTAGATCTAATCTTACATATAAGTTATGAACCCACGAAAATATACTTTTTAAAGTTTTATTTATGCTATTATCATTGTAGTTCCCTCTCAATACATTCCCTAGTTCTGATATGAACTCTGTAACTTTTTTCATACCTTTGAGCATAGTAGGATTAAAGAATAACTCTCCAACAATAATTTTCAATCCATCTAAAGCACTACTTAATAGAACTTGCGCTCCTTGTGCTCCTTGTAGCATTACATCTGCCATTTGCTCAGCTTTACCTTGTGAGTTTTCATTCTCTTTTATCATTGCAGCAATAGCTTTAGTTCCTTTTAAAACAACCCCGTTAAACTCTTTTTCAGTTGTTAGCAACTTATCCATTGCCAATGCTCCCTCTTCTCCAAAGTTTTCCTTTAGAAAAGCAAGTTTATCTATTCCAGTCATTTTTGAAGTCTTCTTTTCTATCTGCTCCAATAATGGAATTAATCCCACAAACTGATTCTTACTATTTTTAACATGGATTCCAAGTGCTCTTAAATTCTTTTGCACTTTAGGATCTGCGATATTACTAAATGCAGATTTTAAATTAGTTCCCGCTTGTCCACTTTTAATAGCCTGGTCTCCCATTAAACCTAAAACAGCTGTAGTAGCTTCTAGAGATAACCCTAGTGAACTTGCTGACCCTGAAACATATTTAAGAGACTCTCCAAGCATACTGACATTTACGTTTGTTCTAGACATAGTATTTGCTAGTACATCTGCAAATCTTCCGACATCTTTAGCACCCATTTTAAATGGAATTAAATTATCAGATATTATATCTGCAACTAATGCTAAATCTTCTCCACTGGCTGCGGTTAATCTTAGAACTCCTGGCATTACATCTATAATTTGATTAACTTTAAATCCTGCTAGTGCAAACTTTTCCATTCCCGCTGCTGCTTGTTGAGAAGTGAAAACAGTTATACTACCTAAGTTAATTGCTTCATTTTTCAATTTTTGGAACTGTTCTTTTGTCGCTCCTGAAATAGCCTCAACTCTTCTCATTTGCTTTTCAAAACTTATAAATGAATTAGCTGATAATCCTATTCCAACTGCTGCCGTTGCTCCTAATCCAAGTAAACCAACTTTTGCAGCAACCAAAGCTTTTGCTCCAACATTTTTTATTCCTGTTTTTACTCCAGCCATTTTATTAGCAACTTTTTGCTTTATTGTTAGTTGCCCAATTGCATGTTCTGTCTTTTTAAGCTCATCTCTGTAGCCTTTCAATGGAATTTTTAATTTGTTAAGTTCCATTCTATACTTATTGAACGAGTTCTTCTGACTACCAATTTTTCTATCTAGTTTATCAACAACTGCTGAAGCCTTTCTATGTTCTTTTTGTAGTTCAGCAGTTTTTTTATTTGATAATCCCATCTGATTTTCAAGCTTTTGGAGATTCTGTCTAGCTAATTCTAACTCAGCCATTTTTTTAGTACTCTTCTTACCTTCTAATTTCTTTAGTTGATTAGTTATTTGTGCATGAGTTTTAGCCATTCTTTCGTTAGCTCCAACTGATTTTGCTATTTCATCATCCAGTTCCTTAACTTTCAGTTTAGCTACCCCATACTCTTTGCCTAATTTTTTTAACTCTTCAGTACTTTTCCCCAACTTCTTTAGTAAATCGACTTTCTCTGCAAGATTTTCAGATGCTCTAGACGCTTCATTGATTTTAGAAGAAACCTCATTAATTTTAGAAGAAACCTCTTTGAACTTACTTCCAAAGCTACTTTCGATTTGAGCTTTTAGCTTTAAAGCTATCTCAAGCCCTTTATCTTTCATTCTCTCTCCTACTATTTTTTATTTTTCTGAGTCAATTCTATATACTTATCAAGCATAAACAAACCACTATCCATAAGTGTTTCATATGATATATTTAAGTTAATGCCAAAAGGATTATTTAATGAAAGAGCTAGTCCTTGAACTAGCTCTAAAATATTATTTAAAGGATCCTTTCCTAACCTACTAACAAAAAATTTCTTACCTTCGATGTTAATTGAGTGAAATCATACCCTCCAAGATTCATAATTGTACTGTATTCAATCCCAGACATAACAGCAGCAACCATAGCTAAATACTGTCCATCCAGTTCTTTAACCATCTCTCTATTAACTTTGTTTCTTGATCTCCAAGTTTGCTCAATTTTACTTAGAACAGTTCCATTTATATTATCTGGATTTAAAGTTATAACATCAACTTCACCAATTGGTTTTTTTAACTCAATTGTTAAGTCATCTTCCTTCTCTTCTTCAACATCTGCTCCTAATAATTCTTCTGCTGTTTTTTTTATATTTTTCTCATTCTTAGAAGAAACTAAAGTAATATTTTCATTTATTTCTTTTTTAATTATTTCTAAAGCGTCATCAAATCGTCCATTTTTTATTTCTTTTGTAGCACTTTTTAGGATTTCATCAACTTTTCCATTCTCTACTTCTGCTATTATTTTTTTAATGTCTTCAGGTAGTTTATCTCTATCTATATTTTTCATTAATCCTCCTATAAATCTAAAGCACTTCTAATTGGTTGTGCTAAATCATTTCCATTTATTCTAGCAATATTATTAAATTTATCTATTTCAAATAACTCTTCTCCATCTATTTCAAGCTTATAGTAAGTTACAGTCATTTCTATTTCTGCTTCTGCTTTTGTTCCTGGAGCTACATCACCAGGCTTTAAGCTTTTAACTCTTCCTTTCATCGAAGCTGACATTCGAACTGTAACTCCTGTTTCGTGAGTTTCTGTATCAGCTTCCTGTAATGCAGCCTTTATGTTTATCTCCATTACTTTCCCATCTTCTAAAATCATTCCTTTACAGATATTAGTAAATTTTATGCTTGCTGACATTGCTTCGAACTGTCCTTCAATTGGAATTTCAATATCTCCACCTAATCCAGCGCCTGTTAATGTTTCTATTTTTTTTACAACTTCAGGCAAAGTACAACTTGCTATTCCTACAAGAATGTCTCCATTTTTTCGAACAATACAATTATTAATAACTCCTGGTAAATTCAATTTTTCCCTCCTATGCTGCTAGTTTTTTCATAGTTACTTCTTGATAACTAGGATCATATTCTAGTATGAAATGAAGTGATTCTCCTGGAAGAACAGCTCCTATATAAATATGCCATTTAAATTTTCCTTCTAGCATATCTCCTAGTGAATTTTCCTCTCTTAAAAACTCAATTCTTCCACCTAATAATTTTTGTGCACTCACTAATCCTGCTAAATATACATTTACAGTATTCTGAATTAATTCAGCTCTTGAATAAGTCATTGGTTTATCAACATCTTGAGCAGTATTCATAATGATAACATTAGAGATGTACTTAAACATTCTTTTAACTGGAATCCATATATCTTTAGGATCAGTACTTCCTCCTGGTTGATATGCTGAGGTTCTATTACCCCATAATACAAATCCGTTACTTCTTCTAATAGCTGTTACAATACCATTTTCATTTAGCAAATTAGCTTGTTGTTCCTCATCTAGTAAAATTTCTTTATAACCATCATTAGTCTTAATAACTAGAGCATTAACTTTCAAATTCTTATTTGATGGAGATTCATATGGTACGCCATCATTTCCAGCATCAATACTACTCATAGAGCCAGCGGCTAATGTTGACATGTGATAAATTTTATCTCCTAATTTTCCTTTTCCATAACATAGGATTAAATCTTCATCAACTATATTTAATTCTTTTTTCTTTAGAATAGCATCACCATATTGTGTTTCTTCTGGTAAATCTATAATCCCCATAGCTCCGTATTTTGAATTTATAGATGAGGCTTTAGCTTCTATAATAGCCTTTACTTCAGGCTCATGGCTAAAACCTGGTGCTATAATTAATCCTGGAATCATGCTGTATTTATTGAAAACTTCATCAATACATTCGAAGCCTTTTTTTTCTAAAGTGTTAGGATCTATTCCTCCTAATATATCCGATTTCGTAACTTTCGAAATATCCAAAAACGAATACTCTACATCTATTTGAGGGATCCCATCTCCAATTATTTCAATAATAACTTTCCCGCTATTATTAAAATAAGCATTGTATTTATCTTGAGGCAATGCCTCTTGTTGTGATGCAATTTTAACTGTTAAAGTACTTAAAATAATTCCACTTTCTTCCAGTGTTACTTTATTTTCTGTTACAACAATAGCTGACTTAGTTTTTTCTGTCTTATGCTTTGCTGGGTCTAATACATTAATAGCAACAATTGGTTTTACATTATATAAGTTTAAACAAGCATCTAAAACTTCAGAGATTGTAAAACTTAAATCGCTAGTTCCACCAAAGTATTTCATAGCTTCTTCTGCTGAAGTAACTAATTGAGCTCTATTAACGTTTGTTATATCTCCCATATTAATTGGAGCGGTTCCTACAACAAGTATTGGATTTTTAGCAGATACCATTCCCCTCAAACTTGTAGGGACTTCTTTTGAATAATTTCCATGTTGAAACATTAGTTACCTCCTAACTCTTTTTGCACTTTTTTAGTAAGTTGCTTATAATAAACAGATGCTTTTATTTGCTGTAAATTTTTACTGAAAAAATCAACAGTAACAAATAATTTTTCTAAATCCTCAGATTTTGAAATCATGTCATCCCAGTTTTTAGGCTTATCTAACAACGTTGTAAATCTATTTATTATTATAGATGGAGTTTTTAGAGTAGTTCCAATATAAACTATTCTTTTATCAAAACTCTTTTTTTGAACTACTTTTTTCTCAACTTGTTTATCTTCAAGTTGCTTATCATCAACTACAATATTTTCATCTTCTTGATTTTTTTTAGCTCTCGCCATTGTTTAATCCTCCTATAAAGGTATTTTGCAATCATAATATGGAGCATATGTTTTAAACTCTATTTTATGAAACCAGTAATACCCTGAACTTTCAGCTTCTAATAGCTTTGTTTTTATATAATCTTGCTTTACACTAAATTTTCTAGGAACATTAGGATATTCCATTAAATGCTTTTTTAGCTTATCTGCAATATATAATCCAGTTGAATAACCATCTGAACTCTCTTTATATGTTCCTATTATTATCTCCCAAACTGCTTGAGCACTATATCTTCCATCTCTAAGCTCTTGATCATCCTCTTTGTATCTTAATAAGATAAATGGAATATCTGAGTTTTTATCCTTTCCTGTTTGAACTTTTTCTTTGTAAGATTCAAATGGTAAAAACCCCTTATGGAACTCTAATTCTTTTTTTTCTTTTCCTGGTGTTTCAAATTTTTCACCAGTAAAAAGAGGTTTAAAACTCTCTAATATATTATTTTCAATTCTTAATATCGGTGTCATTTGATTCCCAACTCCCTTAAAAATTCATGTTCAAATCTTTTGGAAAAATTCTCACTAGCTTCTTTCTCTAACATATCTTGAATCTTTTCATTTGTACCCATTTGATAAGTTGAAGGCCCATATAACTTTTCAAGTGTATCTCTTCCTGTTCCAGCTCTATTATATAACCCTAAATTATTAGGTTTACTTTTAAAGAAAGCCCAGAATCCTCCTTCTAAAGTCTTTGTTGCTCCTTTTTTTACACTTACTTTTATTTTTTCTGTATAATGTCCTGGATTTTGTTTATTCACTTTAAATTGGTCTAAAGATACTCTTGATGATGAGTTTAAAACGATAGCCTCTAACTTACCTGGAGTGGATTTTTGAAGTTTAATTCTTACTCTTATAATTTGAGCAGGGATATTATATCCCTGCCTAATTAGTCTGTTTTGCTTTGTTTTAGCCATTTGAGCGGTTCTATTTAAAGACCTTGCTAAAACTTTATGAATATTTTTATTTGCTGCTTCTAATAAAATTTTAGCTTGTTCTAATTCCTTTGGATCTAATTCTAACTTGTACATTAGCCATCAATTCTTTCCAAGAAAATTCTATAAGTGAATGTTTTGATTTTCTCTACATCTACAACAAACATTTTGATTCCATCTACCTCTACTTCATCTCTTGGTTCTGGAGGAAACTCTAAATCTGTTTGTTTAAAGGTTATAGCTATTCCATTTTTATATGTTCCTGTTCCTTGCTCTGCTGAATATTTTAAATATTTATCTTTGTATGTTTGAACTGACTTTATAGCTACTATATCAATCCCACAAAAATTAACTTTTTCAGCAAATTCACTTTCATTAAAAAATACATCCTCCAGATCCTGTTGAATAATATCTTTTAAACTCATAATTAAATTGCCCTAGCTTTTTCTCTTAATTCATCAACTTTTAATTTATTTAATATTTTTGAATCTTCTCCTGTTTCAGCAACCAAAAAGTCAACTAACTCTTCTTTTAACATTTTAGAAAATCTATCATCGCCAACTTTTTCTTCGCTTTTCTCTTCATTTTCAACATCAACTGCCATTACTCTTGGTGTTGCATCCGAAAGAGTTGCAGCTCCATCAACAACCTTAATACAGAAGAAAGATGCTGCATCATCAGGTACTATTAAAGGAGCAGATGATAGTTGAATATTTTCAACGTCATTTTCTTCCTTCACCCAAGTTTTAGGAATTCTACTTCCTGTAAATACAGATTTTTCTTTATCTATAATTTGAGCAATCGCACCGTAGTGAACTTTCATAGATTTTGATCTAAATCCTACAAGTTCTCCAGCGGGTATTATAGGCTCTGACTCTTTAGTTTCAAAACTTTCAACCCAATCAGCAAATGTATAAATATCTAACTCTCCCTCTGGAATGGTTCCTAAGAACCTTGCTCCATCTCCTAAGTTTCTAGGTTGAATTCTAATTACGTCTGCATCCTTATATTTTAATTTATCAATAACTTTTGGATGGTCTTTAAAAGCTGCTGCTGCTTCAACCGACAAACAAATTGAGTCAATCATAACTCCAGTTTTATTTAAAATCTCAAGTTGCTTATTTAATAAGCATTGGATTGGGTCAGATGTTGGGTCAGTCCAAAGATTAGCTCCTGTTAAAATCTCTTTATTAAAATCTCCAAATTTAATAGCTCTATTTACAGTATCTCCAACTATTGGAATTATTCCAGTAGTTAGGAGTTTTCCTAACATCCAACATTCAGTTCTAGTAATAGCTTCATCTAATTCTTCAAGCTCTTTTGTTACTTGGTCTGTTGCAATCTCATCCATATCTATTCCTTCACCATAAATAGTTTGCCCAAACGTTTGTTTTAATAAATCATTTGCATGAGCTGGTCTAAAAGGCTTAATCACCCCTGGTTGAAATTCCGAAATTGTAGATCCATCTTTTTCAAATAATTTTCCACCAGAATATTTCCCTACAAACGGAGCCATCCTTCTTCTTGCATTTTTAGTCTGAACTTCAAATTTATCTTTAGTTTCTGAAATTTCTTCCCTAATCAAAAGATTCCACAAAAACATATTTGGCTTTTTTATTTGCTTTAAAGCTGCTATTAAAACTATTAAATCGTACATTCTATCCTCTCCTTTATTAGCTTATGAAAAGCCCTAATTTTCTTCCTGGTATTATTAAATTCTCTACCGTTGTTCCCTCTTTTACAAAAACACAATCTTTATTAAACTCTCCAGTTAAATAAACCTCAATTTTCCCTTCCTCTGTTAAAGTTGTAGTTTCAGCAACAATTGCATAAATAGTATCAACTGTATAAGTTGCTTCTCCAATCTGCTTAAATGCTCCCGAAACCTGTCCAATAGCCATTCCTCTTGAATACGTTCCTGCTCCAACTGTAATGGCTTTAATAACTTGTGGAGCTCTATAACCATTTATCAGATTATCTGCTTCTAAAGTTCTAGTCATTTTTTAAACCCCCCTTCTTTTATTAATTTTATCTGCGATCATTTTAGCTTTCATGGCAGCTTTTTCTTGAGCTGTCGTTTCAACTTTTCCAACTCCAGGAGTAACTTCTCCCATCCCTGAATTTTGAGCATCCAATTTAGCTTTTTCCAAAGCTGACATTTCTGGTTTTCCATTAGTCTCTTCAACTTTTGTCCCTAGTTTTATATCTCCACTCTTCATCATTTTTAGAACTTCCGAAGAAAACATTGAAGCTGACTTAGGTTCTTCAAATTTAAATTTTTTCATTAATGCCTCTGAGCCTTCAATTGCCATTTCCTCAATCTCTCTAATTCTTTCTCTCTCCTCCTTCGCTCCAATTTCTAAGATGTCAGCATACATTTTTGGATGCTTTGTTTTGATTTCTTCAATCGTCATCACTGCCATTTCTTCATTTTCCTCCCTTTTTTTAAACATTTTTGTATTTTTTGAATAAAAATTATTAAACTCAGTATGTCTTGATAAATCTATCGGGGTTCCACTAGCCATTAAAACCTCACCATTAATTTCAAGCTCAACTTCATCACCAAACGTATCTATTTGAGTCGCGAAACCTTTTTCCAAAGCATCATTAGCTGTCATCCAAGTTTCTTTATCCATGAGCTCACTTATTTCACTCTCGCTTATAGTTGCTCTATTATAAGCAGTCAATACAGCCTCTTTTAACTTATCCAAATAATCAGCGGCAGCTCTTAATTTCTCGCTAGTTCCACTCGCTAATACTCCTGGATTATGAATCATTAAAATTGACGCAGGCCTCATAACTCTATTGTCTCCAGCCATAAATATTAAGGATGCTGCGGATGCTGCTATTCCATCAACATAAGTTGTAACTTTTGCCTTATGCGCTCTCAACTGATTATATATAGCTGTCGCCGCTGCCACTTCTCCACCATCTGAATTAATATGCACATCAATTTCTGTTACATCTCCAAGCGCTTCTATATCTCTTGTAAACTCTTGAGAACCGTATTCACTCCACCAAGTATCTCCAATGTCTTGATAAATCATGATTTTCCCTTTATTTTGTTCCTTTTGAACCATAACTGCTCTAGGCATTTCATTCCTCCTTTTCTATTTCTCTTTGAGCCATAACTTCATTATAATCATCTCCATACATTTCCATTATTTCTCTACTCTTTGTACTTAACCCTGTTTCAATTCTTATTTTAGCCGCAGTAGCCTCTTTTAACGGGTCTATTTGCCCTTGTGTCGCTCCATACCACTTACACCCTAAATAAGCTTGCCTAATTAAAGGATTTTCAAAATATCCTGGTGCTATAACAAATCCTTTCGCAACAACCTCATCCATAAATTCAGCAAATATTGGATTACAGAAATCTGCAATCATCCAACTACGTCTCATTCGATACATTTTCCAAGCTTCCAATAAAGCCGCTCTAGAGGCTGAATAATTTGCATTAAATATACTCAGCAGGACATCATGAGGCAACTCTAATGCTGCCCCTATTTGAACAGACATAGCTTTAACAAATCCATCAAAAGCAGTATTAGGCCTACTCGGATTTGCTAAATTAATCTTTTTCCCCGCTGGAAGCTCTGTGATAACACCAGGCCCCATTTCAACTTTCTTTTCAGAAAAATCCTTTTGATCATCAACAGTTTCTCCAAAACCACTGTTATAAGTTTCATTGGTCTCATTTTCTATAAAAACTGTAAAATATGAACTTACTACTGCTGCTACTAATTCAGAATGAGTATATCTTCCAAGCTGTAATAATGATTCTATAACTGGAGCTAGAATTGGGACTCCTCTTAACTGACCTATTCTTTCTTTTTCAAGAATATTTAAAACATTTCTTCTTCCCGTTAAACTTCCATATGCTTGTACTCTCGTATATACCTTCCCTTTAGTTGAATAAGGATCATTACAGAAATGATAAGCTATTGGACAATTATCTGAATCGACTTCTACCCCATTTTTAATTAAATCGTTTGATGATAAGTTTGGAGGAGTCATACATCTTTCAGATTCCACAAGTTGTATTTTTAACTCAAATATTTCTCCAGGTCTCTTTTTAAATGGCAACATTACAAAACATTCTCCATCTATTAAGGAAGTTAAGAAAGCTAATTGTTGAATTTGATAGAAATTAGATGTTCTTTGTATATCGCACTCTGTTGTTTCAGCCCATAATTTGAAAACTTTCTCAATTTGATTTTCGATTTTTTGCTTTTCGTCTAAAGAAAGTTCTAGTATTGTGTTATCAATAGTCGACTTCAATCGGAGTCCAGAACCTATAACAGATGTTCTAAGTTTTTTTAATGCTCCAGTTGCAATAGGGCTTCCCATCCAAAGTTCTCTAGATCTAGCAGTTAAAGTTTTCTTTACATCTTTTCCCAAATCATTATTAACAGATTTGAGCCTATCATCCATACCTTTAAAAACTAGCTTTTGCTTACTGGCTCCGTGATTTTTATAATTTGTTGCCTTTTGCTTCTTTTCAAATCTAGCATTTTTACTTTTCCTCATTATTCTCCTCTCCTATATATCTCGAGGAATAATTCTTAGATTCGTGATTTTATTCCCGCCTCTAGCAAGCTCGTTGCACTTACCCTCCCAAAATTTCATACCTTCTCTGACTTCCTTTAAGCTAGCTCTTTCAAGCTCATTATCTTCGCTTTTATAGCTTTGTGCCTGCAATATTTTCCTTTCAGCCTCTAAGTATTCTCGATATTTTGCTTGAGCTTCTTTGAGCGTTAATCCTGTCATACTTGAACTCCTTTACTCTCTATTCGAGTTTCTTTTTTCTCTTTTTTCTCTCCTAAACTAAGTTTTGACAACTCTTCTTTTGTCATTTTTACTAGACTTTCAAAGTCTGGATTCATATATATCATTGCAGCTGTTGAATAGTTCGTTGTATCGAGTGCTTCGTTCTCTCTTATTTTTACCCACTCAATTTTTTCAATTCCACTTTTAATAGTTGTTGTTTTCACTTCTCCAGTAACGCTTTTAAAAAATCTTTCTCCATATCCCCTGACAGGATCATCTGGGTAATAGCAATATAACGGTCCTTCTTCATCTCTCTTTAAAGCTGAGTAAGTCATATCTTTAAGAGCATTTACACCTAGAGATATTAACGATATATTTTTTCCTTTAGTCCTTTTGGTTCTTCTAACTGTATTGATAACTTGACTTCCAGAAGTTCCAATACCTTTTATTCCAAATATATTTTTTCTTTCTCTTGAATATACATAATCGTATGTTTCCTCTGTATGGTGCCCTCCTGTATCAATAAAAGTACAAATTATTTTTAGTGGATTTGTTTTGTCTTTGTAATAAAAATTTTTATTTAATAAAGAATCCAGCTCATCCCAAACCTTTTGACTTCCAGGATCACCAAGTATAATTTTGTATTGAATACCATATCTTTGCCTTCGAGGCCCCCATCCAATAACATTTGCTTCTAATCTATCATCCTGCACATCCACACCACAAGTTAAGAATAGAACTTCATCTGGAACCTCAGCATTATATTTAATCCGCCTATTTTTATATAGTTTTTCCCAATCTAATCCATCTTCAAACTCATGTTCATAGGGTAATCCTAGATATGTATTATGAAAAACTTGCATTTTCTCAGGATTTTCTAATGCTTCCTTATATTTCAAAGATATTTCACTCCATTTTACCCATGGCGATGAAAATGAAGTAACATAAAATCCTCTATGCAACTTTGTCTCACATTCATTTTCTTGAATAAATTTACCTTTTTTCTCATTCGCTTTCCAACTGTTTTCATTTGAATAAGTCCCGCAATGTTCACAAGCCATTTCGCAACTTTCGAAATCATAATTTTCAATCTTAAATTTATTTAGCCCTCCACATTTTGGACATGGAACTTGCCATGTTTCTTGAGTTGAATTTTTATAAAGAGAATAAATTTTTGATGTTTTCTTTAAAACTGGTGTTGATACTCTAACTTTTTTTCTATTTTGAAAGTTTGATGTTCTCTTCTCTGCTAACTCTACAGGATCTCCTTCATTACCAACATTAGACTTGTATCTGTCCACCTCATCCATAAAAAGATACCTTACAGGTGTTCCTGCTAGTTCATTTGTTGAATTAGCTCCTATCATCATCAAGAATCCACCTGGAAAATATTTATTCAAAATATCTCCTTTTACTTTTTTAGCTAGAATTTTACAATCTCTTATAAATGGATTAACCCTCTTACCTGAGAACGATTTAACCATTCCCTTGCTTGGATGAACAACCATTATTGGCCCTGGGTCGTTGCTAATTATATACCCAATCATATTTAAAATTATTTCAGTTTTAGCAATTTGAGCTCCAGTCATAAATGTTATTTCTTCAGTTTCCGCTTTATTAAAAGCATCCATCATTTCGACTTGATACGGAGCTCTATCATTGCTCCACATACCAGGTTCTGGAGATGCCTCAACTGAAAGAACTCTATATCTTTCAGCCCATTCTGAGACCAACATCTTTTTTGGAGGCTTCAACTCTTTTAAAAGATTCTTCACAAGTTCATAAGTATTAATCATCTTGTTCACCGCCCTCTAGAGGTTCTGGATTCCATTCTGACAACTCTTCTAGCATTTCATATATTGCTTCTCTTAATATTTCTTCAACTCTTTCTCTTTCATCTGTTAAGACCAAGATTGGAGATACCTTTGAAGGAAGAACCAAGGCTTTTGCTCTAAAATTTTGAATCATTCTTCCTATAACATCTTTTACAACTTCAGTTTTGTGTAGTTCCCTCTTGATTTCTTTTAACTTCAACTCTTTTAGCTCAGCATCATATTTCTTTTTTTTGACTTCCTGAGTTTTACCTTCAACATTTCTATTTAATTTATTTCTTAGGTACTCAAGATAATTTGAAATAGATATACTCTTTTCGTATGAATCCTTAGATGTTCTTACAAGAATATGTTTCAAAGCCAAATCATTTACAGTTGTCTCTGATATTCCTAAAATTGCAGCAAGAGTTCTTACATTTATAATTTCACTTGAATTATCTTTTCTAAGAAGACCTTTATAATCTAAATATTTTTTTATCGATGGAGCTAGATTATATCTGTCATCAATTTTTTCTACGACTCCACTTACTACTAAATTTGCAAGTTGCCGCTCTCCAACACCTAAGATTTCAAGAATTATTTCTTTTGTTACCAAATATCTTTTTTCCATATAGAATTCACCTAAAATTTTTATTTTTTTTATGAAACGCCACAAAAGTACCCTAATTTTTTTTAAAAAATTTTTCTCCTTTGGGCTCGAGCGAGGTGCGGGCTGTTTCAGGACCCCTGGGAGTACCTTGAGGGCTTACCCTATTAGTACATCTCCATTCTCTTCTTTCCCTTTATCCTTGCCTAGCTCCTTGCTCAGCTTCTCATTCTTTAATTTAATTGTGTCTTTACCTAGAGTTGTTTTGATTGTTGATTCTTTAGTCTTCAATATCATCTTACGGTCTTCTTGTAGTTCCTTCTGAGCTAACAATCCTGACATCTCACTTCCAAGAACTCTCTCTAGGATTGAATAGTAATTCTTTGCATCACTTGAGTCTGGATGAATACCACTCTCAGAGTATATGATTCCATCTTTACCAAAGGAATAAACCTTTCTATCTGCTAAGCCTAAACTCTGCTTCAAAGCTATACTGGCTCCATTAACAAGCTCCTCAGGAGTTATTGCACTCTCTTTTAAAAGCTCTAACCTTCTTGTTACTAGATATTCTTTAACTTCTGGTTCATTAAATAACTTCCAAGCATATGAGGCAGGGTTCTTAATTGATGGGTCTATTTCTTCTACTGCTGATGCCTTAGATTTTGGATTCCTTAAATATGCTTCTACTATTAAAATCTTTTTCTCTGTTAAGGCTATTTCCATCACCTCCTATTTTTAAAATAATACTTGGAAAAAAATAACCTAGAATAAACTAAAACTTTTAAAGGAGAGGAGTCATACTACTTTTACGCGTAAGACATTCTTTTAAAAGCCTTGCCACACCTATGTTTATAAGATGTTTTAGCATGAAAAGGTATCATCTGACTGAAACTTTTTTCGATTAAAAAATCTGAATTTCTTCCTTTCTTCTTTGCCTTATCTTAATGTCAATATCAAATAAGTTTTTAAGGAAAATCTCCAGTCTCTTCATATTTTTAGAATTGTTTCTTCTTGGACTATTTGATGTAGCCAAGTCTATTAATTTTTGTTTAGCCATAGCCTGGCATCTTTTTGATGTAATCTCTGTTCTAGTTTTTATAACTTCTTTATGCAGAATACAGTTAAATGTATCATCATCTATAATCCACTCATTGTTCTCTGTTACAAATACCTCTATACTTCTAGGCGTTATTTTAATCTTGTTTAATCTTTTTATTATCTCATCTTGATTTTTAAGTATCTGAGCTCTTATGGACTCTTTTATGCTTTGTTCAAAACAATTTTTAATTGAATACTTAGTCTTATCAATAGTTATTGAATCGACATTAGTTGTAGATAATAACGTTTTAATAATTGAGCTCGTTATGTTTAATTCACTTCTAAGAACTCCATCAGTTATCTTATCTAATTTATTTTTCTTATTATTTTCTAAAGTCTTGTTATAGACTTTTAGTGTTAGCCCTTTTGTTATCTTAAAACTAAAGCCAGTTGTATAAAATCTATCTAACAAACTAGAGTAGTCTCCAAACATACATTTTGAATCTGTTTCAAAAGAATTACAGAACGCTTTATATATTAAGAATAAAACATTTGTATAATCAGAGAACTTTTTTACATTCATCTGATCTCCAATCTCTAACTCATTATAATCAAGCTGTAAAACTTCTGGAGACACTTCAAATAGTTCAGATAAAATCAATCTAATTGCGAAATCAACTTTCTCCTTATCCAATTGATTAGTAACTAACATGAAGTTGGTACTATTAAAGAATTTAGGATAATTAATTTCAATCATTAATTTGCATCTATCAATTTTTAAAGTTCCAGGCTTTTTTATTATTTTTATCCAATTTATATATTTAAATTTGGTGCTTATATTAATGTTTTTATTGATATAAATTTTCTCAATATTGTTAGAGTGAAAATTGTCTTTTATACCAAATTTCTTTAAAATATTTAATTTTAATTTATCAGCATCAAATTCCAATATCTGAGTTGTTATAATAGCTCTATCTAAACCTAACATTCATTAAACAGCACCTCCTTGTGTTTATGTTGCCGTCCCCTATCCCAAACTACCCTTACGAGTGGTTCAACCTAAATTTTTACAAAAAATAAAGGAGCCAAGATCTACCTCGCGGCAAACCTTGACTCCTAATAACCAAGTCTTCTTTTCTATTTAATTTTATGAGTGAAGTTTACTATTATTTTTTTTATTTGTCAATATTTTTTTATAACTTTTCTTCTTTTACTTCTCCGCATTTACAAACAACCTTTATTGTACGGCCGTTTGTTACGTATTTTTTTGTTTTAGTATTTATTTAGATATACCCATCATCTTTTATTCCAAACAAAAACATTTTACATTCACTACAATAAAAATCTTTTTTAGCTATTTTCAAGCACCTCTTTTCTGTAACTTTGACTCTTTTATTATATATGCAGCAGTCAAGCCTTTTATATCTGGAACCTCTCTTTTAACAGAATTATACATTTTTTTTAAAGCTTCTCTGACTATATTTTCTCCATACTTTATACCAAAATATGTTATATACTCTCTATATGCACCTGTTTTTCCTGGAAGTTTTGTTATCCCTTTTGATATAAAAATATTTTTCTTAACTTTTTCAATTTCTTTTTCAAAAACCATTTATACCTCCACTTCAACTACAGCTCCAAAAGTTACGGCATCTCTAAAAACATCAATATCTATAACATTTTCAACTGTATTTGTTTCAACTAATCTTTGTTCATATTCTTCTAAAGTTTTTTCAGTAATAATAATTTTTCTAGTCATTATTGTAGCTCCATGTTTATGTTTGTTTTAGGGTTATAAACCATATATTTTCCAGTTTCTATGAAAGCTCTTCTAGTTTGTCTATTAGATCTAGGAATACTTCTCCACATCCATATTTCATTATATTGCTTACCCCAATCAAATAATAACTCATTATATGCTAACTCTAATATATCTTTTGATTTTTCAAGCTCAATTATCTTTAGAGAATCTTTTTTTATTAGAGTAATATTTCTATCTTTATTTTTTCTATATGTTTTTATTGCATCTCCAAGTTCCCTGTTCTTCAGTTCCAAAAGAAAGTTTGCACTCACTAAAACTCTATTATTGCACGCCATATCTTTAACCCTATTTTTTAATTCTATGACATCACCATTAAAATATTCTATATCCGTTTTTAGAGTATCAATTGTTTTCTTTTTTTCATTTAATTTATAAAGAAACGTCTCTTCCCCGCTCTTATAATATTCTATCTGCTTATGTGCCTTTCTTAATTTACAAATGCTAATTAAAAGCGCAAAACCTAGTCCACCTACTATGAAATTCATTATCTACCCTCCTGGAACTCTTTACAAGCTGGATGCTCTAAACAGTTTCTATCTTTTTGTTTGTTATAATAATATTTAAATCTTCCACAACTAGAGAAATTTTTACAATCTCCACAAACTCTCGTTGCATTTTTAACAATTAAATATTTTATCACTTTTATGATAGCTGCCCCAATAGCAGCAATACCTAATATAGCAATATCCGCACTCACCCATTCCCTCCTGTTTAAATTTTATTTTTCAAAATCTTTTTTTGTTTTTCTAGTTCCATAATATAATTTTTTAAATTTTGGTTTTCATGAATAACTTTTTTAAGTTTAAACCCTTGTGTCATTATTACTACAATCCCAATAGTTATTAAAGCATCATCCATTTTATATTTTTCCCTCCTGAATATATTGTCTTAAAACTTCTAGTCTAGTTGTTGTTCTTACAAGTACTTTTGCCATTCTTTCAACTGGATTTATTTTTAAAGCTTTTTCCAATGCTGATTTATCTATCTCATTTTTTAAATTTTCTTCTAAAGAATTATATCTTTCTGTAAGTTGTTCCAAAGTTTCTGTATACTGCATTACAGCATCTTTTGATTCTTTAGCAGTAGCTATGGCTTTCAAATTCTCTTTGTGTCCTCTTACAGCTTCTTTTTTTACGTTAGAGATACCTGGAATGTCCCAATTTTCTTCTAAAGCTTTATAAATATATCCATTGTTTTTATTTTGTTTTTTAGCATACTCAACAACCGTTTTAATTCTTTCTAGAGTTAATTCTCTATTTTCTATCAAGAACATAATGTTTTTGCATGTTGGTATATCTTGTACATGATCCATTAAATATTTTTTTAACTCTTTTATTTCTTCAGAAATAGAACTACTACTATTTTTTTTATCTGGATTATCAATTGGATATATATAATCTAGTTCAGTAGTAGTTTTTATTATTAAGTTATTATGATTAAAGTTATTATTATTAGGGTCTAATTTTTTAGACTTCTGAGAGTCTAATTTTTTAGACTTTTGAGGTTCTTTTTTTTGTACTTCTGCATCCTCTGTTTTACAGAAGTCCGATTTTTTAGACTTCTGTAAAACGTTAGTTAAATAAAACTTTGTTGATGTGCTGAATCCTCTTTTTTTTATGATTAAACTTAATTTTTCTAACTCATCTAAAGCAGTGGATATAGTTCCTTTACTTTTAACTTTTAACATAGCCATAAGTTCTGGATAAGAAAATTTTAAATAAACATCACCTTCTTTATCAATCCAACCATGATAAGCTGATACCTTTAATCTATCAAACAGCTCCACATAAACTTTAAATGTAGATTGTGTTATCTCTTTATTAATAAACATTTCCCATACTACTCTTGGAATTTGAACATGGAAAAATCCACTTAAATCCTCTTTTTTTATTGCATTCATGTTTCCTCCCGAGTGAGGTGTACGCCAATACAACCTCTTTTTATTTTTTATTACATTTAGATCCTCAATACCTAGATTGTATTGGCTAGATATTAAGAATCCAAATTTAATAAAACAATAATTTATATAGGAGGGTGATATGTCTAGTAAAATTCCAACATCTTCGCCTAAAAGAACTGCAACTAATAGTGCTGATAGACCTAGTTCTGTAATCAAGCCGAGTTTACCTAAACTAACAGCTAAATAAAAACTATCTAAACATTAATCACCGCTTAAGAACCTCTCTACAGGTTCTTTTTTATTTTCTCCTAATTGAAAAGCACCATGCAAATGATGAGTTTCAATTAAGAGCCTACTAGAGTAGGCTTGTATATAATCCTCCAAAAAGTTATAATGTAATCACGACAAAACAAAATAAATTTTATGGGGGGAAATTAAACAATGTTTAAAGAATTAGAAATCTTAAAAAAAAACTTCCAAATATTTGAAAGTATCAGGAAACAAACTGAAGCTATCGAACAAATTAAAGCTAATATTCCACAGATATCATTTTACAAACAGATTAATGCTGTAAAAAAAATACATTCTTTACCTGCATGTAAATTAGCTTTTGATAATCATCACAAATTATATGATATTTTTGAAAATCAAGGATTAGCAAAAATTCATAAAACTTCTTTTAGTTATTTAAATTTTCACAAAAATATAGTAAAGTCTTTTCCAAACTTTGCAGAACTTTCAGAGTTAAACAATAATATACAAAATTTAAATTTAAATCGTCCATATTTAGCTTTGAAAGGCACTTTAGAATGGGAGTCATATCAACAACTTAAACATACTTTTGATATGTTTGCTCCTTTAATAGATACCATAAATAAGTATTCTGATTTAAACCGAATTATGATTAATGAAATTTCTATTCAAGAATGGTTAGAAACTTTAAAAACCAATAAAGAGATTATACTATCTTTTAACGCTTTTAAAGATTCTGATTTAGGAACAGAAATTTCATCAGAATTAAAATTAAATAGCAAAGAATATGTTCCTAGCATTCAAGAAAGACAGATTTTATTTCTTATTTTTATTGGATTTATTATTAGCTTTCAATATCCAGATTTAGGTTCAAAGCTTCTTACAAATGCTGGCTACACTTTAGAAGAAATTTCTAAAAATGCTTCATTTGTAAAATTCTCCACTTTAGTTACTTTAATCAGTATTCCTTCTATGTTTATGAAATTTGTAACAAACTCTAAATCTATTGCTACCGATTTTAGCTCTTATTTAAAATAATCCATAAAAAAAATAATTGTGAGACAAAAAGCCAAAACTTTAAATATAGCCACATTCTTCTTAACAGCAGAATTTTGTTTCTTTAGTTTTTTAATTATTAATTGCAAATTAACATTATTACAATTTTCTTTTTCTAAAGGTTCAAGCTCTGATGTTATTTCAAAGTATTTTTCTATTAAATAAAAACACTTCACTAAATATATAGCCCCAGTGATATTTAAAATACCAATCAAAACATTCATATATGATACCTCCTAATTGAAGCCCACCACTCGGGGAATGAACTCTTGGGGGCGTGAGTTCAGTGATAAGCTTTAATTAAGAGTCGAAAATCAACTCTCTATTCCGTTCAATTAAATTGGACTTTGTTTTTAAAAAAATTTAATCCTTAAAATTTCTTCTCCTGTTAGTTCCTCAATTTTCTCAATAAATGCTATATTAATAATACCTCTTTTTTTGATATTTAATATCCTATGAGAAATAGTTTGCTTACTTAATCCTGTTTCTTTAGATATTTTTGCAATTGTTAAATCATGTCTATCTTGTATATCTTTAATTTTTTTATATAATAACTCTTGTTTTTTCAAAAAATCACCTCTTTAAAAAGATAATACATTATATCCAATTAAATTGGACAAGTCAAATATTTTTTGTTTTGTATATTATTTTTTTTTAAATAAAAAAAACAGTTTAAAACTGTTTTTTATTTTTCTTCATCAGAAATTAAAGTTTTTAATAATTTTTCTGCTAAAGCCATTTTGTCAGCAGGAATATCGTCAATTAATTCTTGAAGCGGATTTATTCTTTTCTTTAAATCTTTTTTTACGACATTAACAACTTTTCCACAACAACATATTTCATTAGAATCTATTTCTCTATCCGAAAAAATATGATTATCGCTTTCTAAAATAAAAACACCATTTTTCTTTTTTAATCTTTTTACAAAAGATTCGCCTGTAGATTTATTTAGAAATACCCCGATTTCTCCTAAGCTAACTTCAATATCTTTTTTCAAAACTACAATATCACCATTATAAAAAGTAGGTTCCATACTATCTCCTTGAACTTTAATTCCTACACAATCTCCACTTGTTTCCGGAATTGTTATAAAATCAATGGGTTCGGCATCAGGTATGTAACCCATTCCAGCAGCAACAGAACTAAAAACAGGTATAACCATCATTTTAACAGGATCAATATAATGCTCCAAAATATAACTTCCGCTTAAATTTTTTCCCAAAAAAGCATTGTCTAATTTTGTTTTTTCAATTGTATTAAGATCCAATGCAGCGGCAATTTTATTTAAAGTTTTTACACTTGATCTAGTTTTATTTCGTTCTATTTCTCCAATAATACCTTTACTAACTTTTGCTTTTTCTGCTAATTGTTCCATAGAAAGACCTCTTTTTTCTCTAAGCATTTTTAGAGTAACAGCTAAAGTTTCCATATTATCTCCTCCGATTGTCTTAATATTATATTTTAAAAGGTTTTTTATAATTTCGTCAAATTTTATTTGACATATCCAATTTAATTGGATATAATTATTTTAAAATAAGAATTACAAAATTTTTTAACTTATATGTCCAATTATAATGGACAAATTATAATATATTTTCTTATTTTTGAATTTTATAAATGAAAATATTTTTAAAAATTTTAGGAGGATTATATGAGAACTAGAAACCAAGAATTGGAATGCCAGATAAAAGACATCTTTAATGAGTTTTACAAAGAGAAAATGGAAGAGGAAAAAATCAGCTCTTTTACACTTGACGCTAATGAAATTAATGGAATGCTTTCCATTGAAGTTACAGAGAAAGATTCAGGAAAGTTTTATAGTGAAAAAGCGGAGGATGAAATTTTTTATAAGTTTGTTAAATATGGGGAAGATCATATGTTAATTTTTGTGAAATTAGGAGACTTTATAAAAGGGAGTGATAAGTCATGAGAGTCACAACACTTATAGATGATGCTTTATCCTTAACAATGGGAACAACAGGAATAATGTTTGAGCTTCATGAAACAATCAGTATTGATTACAAGATAGATGAGCTAGATGATGCTAGAAGGGAAGTTTATATTAAAACTTGCAAAGAAGCTATTGAAAGATTGAAAAAATTTGCCGAGCAGTTCCAGGATAAAACTTTTTCTAACTGGGTTAATAGGTATAGTACGTTTTTAGAAAATGATTTAAAAAAGCAATTATATTATGAAGAACTGAGCGACCAGTTGAGAGATAAGTTATTTCATAATGTCACAACAAATAAAGAAAGACTAAGAGATGAAAATAGAGGATTCGAAATAAAGTTATTTGAAAAAAGTTTTAAAGAAGAAAGGTGTGTTGGGTGATAAGTTTATTAAAATACTTGCTTAAAACAAAAATAAAATATGATATTAGAGGTTAGAAATGTTACAAAAAATAAAAAAAGAAGGCTCACTTGCGCAAACCCTCACTCGGTAATGAGATTATACTATGAGCCTTCTAAAATGTCAATAGGAGGATTAAAAAAATGTCTATAACAATTAAAAATAATTTTGTATTTACAACAATTAAAATAAATGGGTGTACTAGACTTGTAAAATCAAACTCAATTGATGGGCTGTTCCAGGAGATTAGCAAATTAATAAAAGGAGCCGAATGATGAGAGCTAAGAAAACAGAACTTAAATATTCTAAAAACACAATAACAAAATTCTTAAAAAATTTGTATGAAGAACTATCAAATTCAGAACAAAAGATTTTAACGAAAACAATAGGTTACTTAAAAGTAAAAGCTTATAAAACAACTAACAGTGGTTTTAGATTCATAATAATTTATAAACATGATGGGAATACAATAAAAGGAATCAATTATAATAACGCTCTTTATAACTTAATTAGCGACCTGGAGCATAAGGAGGTTATATGTCAATAATTTATATAAAGAATAACAAAGGAGGAGTTGGTAAGTCTTGGCTTACTTTTCAATTAGCACATGGATTATCTTTAATAGAGATTGAAGAAGGTAAAAAGGCTAAAGTTTTAATTATAACAACTGACTCTCAAAATAATATATTAGATTTTGCTTTAAATAAAGAAATTAAAATAGGCCCAGGATTAGAAAGTTGGGTAGCAAAAGGTGATGGAGACTTAATCAGACTTAGAGATAACCTTGAGTACATCCCTTTAAATAGTAGCAACTTTACAGGATCATTTAAGAATAAGATAAAAAGCACTTTATATACTTTAAAAGAAAAGTACGATTACATTTTTATAGATGCAGTTCCTGTAGCTGGATTAGATAAAGAGTTTGAAGATGTAGCAGATAAAATTATTATTCCTGGATTTATGGATGTTGTAACTTTACAAGGAATCAATAAAATCTTAGAAACAGTTAATATAAACAAGGTTAAAGCTATAATTCCTAATAGATTTAACAACTCAGCATATGAAAAGAAACTTTTAAACGAGTTTAAAGAGATTATAGAAGGAACTAAAATACTTTTAACTCCTCCAATACCTCAAACTACTTTAATAACAAATTTAATAGCCAAGAATAAAACTGTTTGGGAAACTCAAGATAAAAGATTAGAAAATATTCAAGAGGTTTTAGGGCAAGCATTGGAGGTCATATTGCGTGAAGAATAATGTTCTTGGAAGAATCCAAAGTAAAGTTAATATTGTAAAAACAGAAGAAAAACAACTGGCTGAATATCTTAGCCAGTTCGAGTTCGAAAGTTTCGAAATACCTGAAACAGATAAAAAATTCATATCAGAAAGAGAGGCGGTATTTGTTAAAAATGGAAGATTGTATACCGATTCACTTTATGAAATGTGTATAGCTCTCCAGGAAGTAAAAGACAGATTAACAAACAATCATGAAGCTTCTTTTATGGCTTGGTATAACCATATAGGTTTAAATAAAGATAAGGTATCATTCCTTTTAAAAAGAGCTCAATTATACCTAGACTTTCCAGAGCAGAAAGCTTTTATATCTAGCCTATCAGATTTAGCTGTAAGAACCATGACTGCTAAAGGGGTTTTACCAGATGTTCAAAAAGCTTTGTTAGAAAGTAAAGTTGCAGCAGTAAAGGACATAAAAGAAATTGCAGGAGCTCTTGGAGAAGATAATACTCAGCTTACAGTTCCACAACAAGAGTTTAAATATTTTAGCCCTAAGCCTATAAATAAAATTCAAAAAGATATTAAAAATATGAGTGTTGAAGAACTTATGAAGGCGAAAAGAGAATTAGAGTACTATAAAAAACTGATGACTACAGTTATAAAAGAGTTGGAAGTAAAAGAAAAAGAGTATGAAAACAAAGATAATCTTAAACTTGTGGAGGTAAAATAATATGGATCATGCAGTAGAATGTCCTCATTGTGGTGAAATAAACTCAGAACTTCAAGAGCTTGGATGGGAAGAAGGGATAAATACTTTATATTGTGGTGAATGTTGCGAAAGTTTTGATGTTGAATTTCGGATAAGTTACGACTATTTCCCTATAAAAAGAGAGGTGGAATCAAATGGCAAGAATTGATGAAAGTGGTATTCAGCTAAAAGATGTTAAATATTTTAATAAAGATTATCATGAAAATCATAAAAAACAATGGATAACAAGTGAGGTTGAGTACATAAAAAACTCTTCTGATTCTCTAGTTGAAATGAGCTTAGCTCTTGGAAGAACAGCAGGTGCAATTTGTATGAAAAGATCTTGTTTGAGGGCAGAAGGAAAGGTGAAGTAATGGCGTGGATTTGTAGATTATGTGGCGGAGAATTGAGAGTTATAGTTACTAGAAATTGTAGTGATACACATAATATTGAAAGAGATGGCGCCCCAAGCGAGAGACGCTCTCGCAGAGATCTATCAGGAGAGATAATTGGAACTAATTTATTTTGTAAAAAATGTGGAATTTATCACAAAACAAAGACAAAGATAGAAACTGTAGGGGTGTGGAAAGAATGATAAAAACTAAAAAAATAGAAGTTGAAATAGTTGATGTTTCAAGTCTTACACGTGAGGAAGCGCAAACGAAAGCCATGCTGTTGGCAACAAAAATTTTAGTTGTGCAAAATGAGAACCCTGCTGACTTATTTAAGATAGCTAAAATGTTTTTAGAAATGGATGAAATAATAAAAATACATGGAGATCAGGAGAAATAATATGGGACACTTAACTAGCGAAAATATAAAAAGAGTCATAGAATTAGCTGAGATTGAGAAAATAAATCTTAAATTAATTAAAGTTTTAGAAAGAGCAAATAGCACCTACTTAGCAAAGGGAATAAGTTATATGAAATCTAATTTGGAATCCAAAATAGATATATTAAAAAAAGAGAATAAAGAATGCTCGGAAAAAATAGATCACATTTATAAATATAACGAATATAAATAAAAAAGGAGTGGTAAGGAATGAGTGGTAAATTCCAAAAATTGTTTAAAGGATGCGATGTAGGAACTATTATCTACGACCAACAATACGATTGCTTAGGAGTTGCAATAAGCCTTTGCATTCCAACAAATTTAGCTACAGAACTTGCTAACGGGCTATTAAAAAGTGAGACTGAATATTATAAGCTTCTAGATCCAATAGAAAAAGTATTGGAACTTTTACCCCAAGAACATGCAAAAAGCACTTGTAAAACTGAAAGAGTATTATGGTTTGAAGCTATCGAGGTTGGAGAATAATAGATGATAAGATATAAAGTTTCTCACTTTAAAAGCAATGGAGTTCTTGAACAAGAATATCCTTTGAGTTTGCCAGTTGCTACTTTAAGGCAAGGTTATCTAAAAATATTTATAAAAGGTTATGTATGGTTGGAAAAACTTAATGAGGAGTTAATCGGAGAATGAAATTATATAGTTTTTTATACGAAAATGGAAGTTATCAAAAAATATATCAAAGTTTTAATAAAAAAAGTATTGAATTCACAAGAAATAAATTAATAAACGGTAATAATGATGACGGTCCAAAACGGATTGGGGGAATATATGAGATGGAAGTAAATATTGAAAATGAGGTATGGACAGCATGAAAAATATAAAGCAAATAGATCTAAATAAACAAAAAGAATTATATAAAAAATATCATGACTTTATAAATGAATTATATCTAGAATGCCTTAGATTAGTTAGAGGATCATTTGTTAAAAGAGTAAAGCTTTTATATCCAATTGATAAATTTGCAAATGCCCATATAACTTTAGTCACTCCTGAAAAACAAACAGGTCAATTAAATTTTAATGTAGAGTTTTTAAGTACTGAAGATATATTTACAGGTGGCCATAATTTTGGAATGACTAAAGATGAAATTCAAGATAAAAATATACTTATGTTTTGTTTAAATATTGCAGAGTTTATTGATGTTACTAAAGAAAATAGGTACTAAAAAATAGAAAAACTAATTATAAGAAAAAATAGAGTTCGAAAGTTTCGAACAAGAGGAGGATATTATGAAAATAACTAGAATTTCTACTATAAAAAATGATACTAAAATTGAGGAGAATAGAAAAGTTTTGCTTGAATTTTTAAAGAATACTACAAAATAAATTAGGAGTTAGCTATGAAAAAAGCTTTAGTTTACTTAAGAGTTTCTGACATAATGCAGGAAGAGAAAGACTCTTTGAGTAACCAGGAAAAACAAGCAATAGAATATTGTAATTTTAAGAAGTATAAAGTTTATAAAATAATAAAAGAAGTTGCTTCTGGAAGAAGTTCTGACAGGGATGGATTTGTTGAACTACAAAATGAAATATCAGAAAATAAATTTGATGTTTTAATTTTTTATGAGTTATCTAGACTAGCTAGAAGTTGTGTAACAATCCATAATTTGGTTCACTCTATGAGAGTGAAAGAGATCTCCTTTGAAAGTATAACAGAAAGTTATTTAAACTCAGATGCTCCAACCTCTAAAATAATGTTAGGTATGATTGCATCTTTAGCTGAAACAGAAAGTGACATAATATCAAAAAGGGTAAAAACAAGAATGAAGTTTTTAACATCTCAAGGGTATTATCCCTTTAAAGCTCCTTTTGGATATAGGAATGTGAATAATATTTTAGAAATAGTTGAAGAAGAAGCTGAAGTAATAAAAGAGTTTTTTCAAGATTTTATTGATGGATACTCAATAGCTCAATTAAGAAGAAAATATAATGTTAGTCATCCTGGAGTATGGAGGAGATTAACAAATGTAGCTTATAATGGAAAAACAAAATTTGGATTTGAGGGTAAAAATAATAATACAGGCAAATGGGAAAGAAATAAAGAAGGAGAAGTTTTTGAAGGTAAACATGAGGCAATTATATCAGATGATGTGTTTAACTTAGCTCAAAGGAGATTAGAGACTTTTAAGCATTCAAGAAGAAGTAAAGGAACAAGCCTTTTATCAGGATTAATTAACCACTGTGATAAATGGAAGATGTATATTAAGGTTCAAGCTAGAAAAACAGAACCATTTTATTATAAATACTACTCATGCCCAGTATGCGGTAAAAGTATAGGTGCTGATAAAATAGAAAGTATTATCTTAGAGGAAGTAAAAGATTATATTTTAAACTTAAAATTCTTAGATACTAGAATAGAAAATAAAAAAAATTCTAAATCTATAAAAGAGATAATAAAGAAATTAGAGGATAAAAAGAAAAGGATCATAGACAGTTATATTGATGGATTGATAGATAGAGATACCCAAAAAGAAAGGGTTGGCGAAATAAATAAGGAATTAGAAGCTCTTGTATCTAAAGAAGAGATAGAAGTAACTACTCAAATAAATAAGACCTTTAAAGAAGAGGTTATAGCTATTATAGAAGATATTGAGAATTTAGATATAAAGAAACAACAGGCTGTTTTAGGCCTTGTAATAGAGAAAATAGACATTAGTGATGCTGAAGATATAAAGATATACTATAAAATATAAAAAACTTAGAGATTTGACTTTTTGAAAAATATCATATATACTAAAAGTACCTTAAGGAAAACCTAAGGGGTACTGATAGAGTTAAATTTTATGGAGCGAAAGCTCATGTTCAGAATATTAGCCCTCATTAATTGGGGGCTTTTATTCTGCCCTTGAACAAGGCAGACATAAAATTTTTAATTCTATCAGGAGGTGTTAGGATTGATTACATTCAATGTTACAAACCTAAACTTGGATGGCGGAGCAATTGCTTTTTTAGCTTTTGTAATGCTATTTGTTTGGGTTAACAAGAAGTAGCACCACACCTCGCACCCTTTGGGGTCTTAGACATAGAGTAATAGAACCACGCCCTGTAATAGAGAAAATAGACATTAGTGGTGTTGAAGATATAAAGATATATTATAAAATATAGAAAAAGAGGTTGACCAAAAGGTGAACCTCTTTTTACTTTCTAAAATATATAAATTAAGTTTGAAAAAATACTAATTTACTTTTGAATATTTATGAAATTTTTTTTATAAAAATTTCTGAAAGAATAACTTGTCCACTCTTGTATATTTTCTACACCGAATGAAGTTATTTGATTAGAAATATTTAAAGATATACCATGATCTATACTTCCGGTAGCAGTGTTAATATCGAGAAGAGGCCGTGTGGTAGTTGTTCTAAAATTGCAAATGTTTGTTTCTCCTGCATGAAGATATTTTGATCTTAAATTATATATTTTTTTAAAAATTTCTCCAGAATGTGGCCATAAATATTCTACGATATACTCAAAAACTCTTTGATTAATTTGATAAATTGGTTGTCTACAGTGGGGGCAAGTATTTTTTTGATGATTGTTTAAAGATACTGTTTCTATAGCAGATAAATAGTAAGTGATTGAATTATTTAAAATCGAGTTATCTATTTTTTTTGAAGAAATAGTTATATATATTTCTTTTCCAACTTCTTTTAAATACAAGCTTTCGTTTAATTGTTCTTTTAAACCTGTAGAAAAATGCTTACAACCATTTAAGAAGTATTTAAGTTTATCGTTCTTTGATAAATCTGATTTTAAAATAAAATCAATAAATAAACAAGCAGAATTGGAAAGTAAAAGAGTGCCTTGCTCTTTATCTATAGGAATAAAATCTATAAAGTTTCCATTTTCTGCAAATTCATCATTCTTATAGTATTCTTCTTGATATAGAGGATTGAACTCTTTATGAATATTTTTAAGCAATGGATTATTTTTTAAAGGTATAATTTTCTTTATTTCAAATAAACAGTTAGTTTCGATTGATAAAAAATTAAAAATTTTGCTAATTTTCTCAAATACAATATTTTCAGCATTATACATTCCAAAAGTTTCAATATTTATATAAAGAGATTTATTTAATATAATAAAATCAATACCATTATACCTTTTAAATTTTTGATTTAGAAAATCATTCATATAGTTATTTTTTATATTAAAAGTACATTTAAAAGAATAAATAGATTTTTGGGT